TCCGAAACGACCGCAATCGGTTCGCCCGTCTCCCTCGCATAGGCCACGGGGTCCTGGTGAGCCACGTTTGCGAGGCGCGATTTCTTGTCTACGTCGCTTTCGTTTTCCTGCCTTGGAAGTCCGTGAACCTCGGGCAGGTCCTCGTCCTTGATTTCGATCTTCGGAGGTTCGTTCCCAGCGATGACGGCAGCCGAATGAGCCTGGAGTTCCTCATCGGAAACCACCTTGTCCAGCCATCCATACATCGCGCCCTTCGAAAGCGGCTGCACGTTCAATTCAACGCTACCCACCTTGCGGGTTCCGCCGGCCAAAACTAGACCTGGACCCGTCGCCGGATCCGCGTAGAGCAGGGAGAGGAACTCGCGTCCGTCTGCCTGGAGTTGAGACTTGATCACAATGGCGGGCACGAGCACACCATTTTTCGAGAGGATCACGAGATCGTTGTATTGTTTCATGATGCGTTTCTCCTATTGGCCCATCACCTTTACAGCTGTGTCGATCAACTCTTTCGCCGCGAATACGGGCGGCTGCGATAGTTGCGGCGTCGTAATAGGCACCTGTGAGTTGCGGTGCAACGCTTCGGCCGCATCGGCTACATCGCCGATCAGTTTTGCCTCCATCGCCTGAATCGCCGGATTCGGTGTCGGCGGAGGCGGCAGGCCCTCCTTCTGGGCCTGCATATGGAGTTTATTCATATAGCCCTTAACCTGCGCCTGGTAATCGAGGCCGAGGCGCTTGAAGGCTATGATGTTGGCCCACCCCATCGGATTCTGCCCCTTGACGTCGCAATTTTCTGCGCAGAATTGATCGATGGTTGGAAGCATGATTCCGTAATCCTCGACCCACTTGTTCGGCGCGATCGAGGGCATAAACATGAGCGAGCCGTCGTCTGGGTCGATAGCCTGCTGTCCAGTTGTCTTGTCGATCTTCGGCCGCGGCGGGGTCTGCAACAGAATCCGGATGTCCTGGAGCGTCTTCGACCGTTGCGCGGAGCCAGGCGATACAGAGCCCGGCAACCCCCATGTGTCGTTCAGGAGTTGCTGGTTAGCGGTTTCGTCCAGCCACGCCAGCGCGGCGGGGTTCTGCTTCTCCGCCATCTCCATGATGTCCTGACACCACTGCCGCTTTTGCTCGGGGCTCATCGGCAAGCCTTCATCGGTCGACGCCTTAACCCTTACGCGGCCCTGCATCTCGTCCAGGTGCACGTAGTTTTGCCGGAACTCAGAACCGTTCTCCTCGATAACCCTCCAAAGAGAGCCGGTGTACTTCATGTTTTGCTGGAGGCACTCGATCGCGTTCTGGCCGGCCGCCGCGTGCTCCTCTTTCATCGCGTCGTAGATGTCGCCCAGCGGCCCGAGGGCCTGGTCGAGCATCTGTTTCTGACCTTTGCCGGTTTCGACTCCCGGCGTGGTTCCGGTGCCGGAGACCTGTGGCGGGATCCCCGAGATGATTTGGCAATAGTTCCAGAGTCTGTCGAGGTAGGCCGTTAGGCCGGGGTCCATCTGGAACTCGAAGTGATAAATGGAATCCCTGAGCGGCTGGGTGACGCCCTCACCGACCGTGGGCGTAGGATTCAAAACGGCACCGGTAAGCGGTTTGCCGTTCATCTCCCGGATGTCAATGCGGCGCGTGTCGACGAACGTGATGCCGGTCGAGCAACGTTCCATGTAATCGTCGAGGATATTGTTGATCGCGTTGAACCGCTCATTGAACGGTACAACGTTGTCAGCGACGCTCGGCGGGTAGAGCCCGTAGCCGCGATGGAGTTTGCAGACTGACCATTCTTTCGCCAGAACAGCCGGCTCAACCTGAAGAACTACCTTCCCGTACATCGTGACCTTCATCCCATAGGGGAAAAGGCTTTTCAGTTTGTTTACAAAATCGTCGTCGGCCGTGATCCGATAGTAGGAGTTGGGCTGAACCCAGATCAGCGAATAGGTGCCGCGCGAAGCGAAGATGTCAGCGGTCACGGAGAACGAGGAAGAGAAAACCATCGTCCTGACAAGCCGATCATAGCTGGCATTGTTGTTAGTCGCGCTCTCGGCGCCGTCCGTGATTTCCTGCGCCATCTCCGGGAAAGTGGCGCGGACTTCAGAAGAGTCAACCTCCCACTCAAGAGCAAGAAGAGGAACATCCTCGATGTACTCCTTTGTGGGGTCGGTGTCGACCTGGAGCGGAGAGAACACGCTCCACTTCGGCAACCCGTTCGGCTTTTTGTTGACGCCCGTCTGCGCGATGACGCTCGAGGACTCGCCCTCCTGGAAGTCCTGGGGGTTCAACTGAGCATTGCAGTTCGGACAGGCCATCTTTCCGGACTGCGCGACGTCCGTCTCGGAAGAATCTGCCCCGCAATTTGTGCAGTGGAAGTGATCGTCGGAGAGCTTCACGTCAACATCGCCATAAATGGGCACGTTCTTGTAACCGACCCAGGTTCCATCGATCACGAAGCGGGTCCATTTGAAATAGACGCCGTACAGAAAAAGGTATTGAGCCTCGAGGCCCAAGAGCCCCTTGATTTTGTTCGCTTCCTCGACAATCGAAACAGCCTCTTGCGCAGCCTTGGCCGTGGTCATGTCGGCTAGGTTCTCGGCATTTTCGGGCCGAACGACAACCGGGGGGACGGCGCGGGCTACGGCCGCGGTGAAGTTTCGCCGGCAGGTCTGGGTGATGTTGTTGACGTACTTTTCGAGGTAGCTGTAATCGGATTGCTGGTTGTTCTGGCGATAGTAGGCGACGGCATCGAAGTAGGTCCGAGTGATCGGGTCCCAGCCAAGAATTTGCTTGCCCTTGTCGTACTCGGTGTTTTTCAGCCAGTTCGGCATGCGCATGATGCGGTCAGTACTCCAGGTGGTCCGGATTGGCTGAATAATCTCCGAGACAATGCGCTCCTGCTCCTCATTCGTGAGGCCGGATTTCTGAACCTGGGTCGCCTTGTCGTCACGCGACGGATTTTGAGGGTTGCGCTCCGCATTGGGGGCGTCGTGTTCTGCAGGTTGTGGAGCTCCGACCATGCCCGGAGTCGGGATCGGTGGAACCATGGGACTAGCCGCCATTGGCAGCCTTCTTTATATCCATGAGTTTCGCTCGCTCTCTTTCAAGTTGCCTCGCGACACTCTCTCCGCCACTCACCGCGGCCTTGTAGGCTCCCTCGTTCGCAAAGCTAATCACGTTCGCGATGGTAGGGCGCCCGGCGATCGGCTGGACACTGCCGAGGTCGGTTTTCTCGTCCAGTTTGAGCGGCTCAATCCTATGCCGCTCAATGTAGTCGAGGAACTTCTGGCGCATCGTTTCGAGCGCAGCCTGAGCCTCGACCAGCGCAGCCTCAGCCTTTACGGCGCGTTGCCGCTCATCATTGAACCGCTCGCGACTGACGAAAGGGAATTGCATTAGTTGTACTCGGTGACCAGAACGACCGTCGCGGTTGCAGTTCCTGAACGCAGTTGCGCCATGATCGTCGCGGTTGTGAGCCCGGGCGGGTTGCTTCCCACGATCGGTTGCCCAAGCTGGCCAATGACTTCGCCCCACGCTCCAATCTGGCCCGGCTTGTTGCCGAGCTCGATCTTGGCGACGATTACCTGCCCCTCTGCCGCCTCAGTGTTTCCGCCGACGGCCTCAAAGATGGTGGTAAAGCCAGCATTTGAGTTGTCATTCGGAAGCTTGTATTGAAGAAGGCCCTGGAGGGCGTTGGCACTCCCGTCCAACTTGATCGGGCTTTCCTCGATCACCAGACGGCGCACCGTGCTTTTCGCCTGGACGTTGACGAAGGCTCCTGCGCTCCCGTTGATGGCGAGCAGGTACTGGTTTCCTGAAAATCCGGGTTGGCTCATTTTTCACCTTTCTTCATCATTCGTTTGCCTGGGCGGCTGGACTGCTTGATGTCGGGGAACTTTGCGGCGACTTCCTTTTTGATCGTGGTCTGTTCCGCAGGCGAGGCGTTATGCGCCATCGACAGCGCGGCGCGCCCGTGGTTCTAGTCGGGGATAGGAAAGCGCCCTCCGGGCAGAGCAAACTGGCTGGGTTTGAGAGACCTGCGCATTGCCGCATTGAGTTTGCTCATGACTCCTTCTTTCCCGCCGTGATCCGGCGCCCTGGCCTGTCTCGTCTTCCCACACGGTCCACATACTCGCAGCATCCATTCGGGTCGACTTTCACCCGTCCGCCGTCGATGCGCGGCAGTTTGCTTCTCTCGACCATCGTCTTCTGGCCGCACGACCCAGCCGAAAAATACTCGCAGTTGGAGCAGGAAAAAGGCCCCTTTGCGGGGCCTTCATATCCAGTTCCGGATTCACCCTTCACCTGCGAGGAATCGATTTCTATCATGGAGTGTTGAACAGTTCCAGTTCTTTTTGCCGGCGCTCCGTCAACCCGGGACTGACGACGCCGTTCTCGTGATTCCAGCGAATAATCTGGTCAGGAACAAAGTCCCAACCGTGCCCGAGCATGGTTTTCAAAGCTCCCACGCCGAGGTTATAGCCAAAGTCGCAAAGCGCATCCCATTGGTTCTGGGTGCAACTCTTTGGAACGATGCCGGCCAGCGTTATCTCAACGAGCGCGAGGTCCTTGTCTAAAAGGGCCGAGGCCTCTTCTTCGGTAATCCCATCAGGGAACGACTCTCCGAGAAGCAAGTCATGGCCGAAACCGATGGCCTGCTTCCCGTTGTCGCTGTAAACGTGGGGCTCAAACCCCTCGTTTTCCTCGATCAGGGCGATACCCTCTGGGCTAATTTGCATCGATAGACCTCTCACGCGATCGGCAAAACCGGCGTGTACAGCGCCGGGTTGTATCCGCTTCCGGCGGTGATGTAAGCCATAAGTCCAGCCTGCGCTGAGTTCAGATATGCCCGCACCGTGCCCAGCGTGGCAGGATCCAGCTTCGTGTCCTGCTGTAGGGCGGTCAGAATCCCAATCATCGTAGCGTAGGCGGCCAGAATCTCCTGGGTCGCCGTGTTACCCGCGCCGATCGATTGAAGCAGTGGGTTAATAGCGTTCTCAAGCGCCGTCGTCAGAGGTACGAAAGCCGCGCCGCCCGGGATCAGAAGCTCGGCAATGTTTCCCGCGCCCTCAAGAATCGGGATCAGAGCCTTCCAGTTGAAGGAGGCAGATGTGGTTGCTGGAGTTGTCGTCGCCATCATTGCACCCCCGGGATCTGCGCTTGAACTGCCGCCTGCTTTGTTGAGACCAGATCGATCGCCGCTTGCGCCGCCGCCTGCGTTCCCTGACCGTTGTGGTAGGCCAGATAGGCTGGATCGGCTGCGTTGATCGCCTGCGCCAGATCGTTCAAAATCACCTTCTCGCCGGCTGAGAGAGTCACCGTCCCAGCGGCCGACTGCTGCTGAATCTTCTCGTAGAAGGCGTGGGCTCCGGCTAAGGTTCGCCCCATCAACTCGTCCGCCTGGTTCATGTATCCCGGCGCCAACGGAGGCGCCGTCGCCGCTGTCTTGCATCCCGCCAGGCCAACTGGCACGAGCAGCGCCAGCCCTAGCAATACTGTCGTAATTCGCTTCATTGTGCTTCCTCGTTTCCTTGCCGAACTCGCCGGCTAAGAAGGGTTTTGCGGGGTAACGGGCTCCGTTCCCACACTAATCGTTGTCGAAGACCCTGGGGATGGTTGCGAAGGTACTGAGACTGACGCCACTCCATCCTTGTGCCCGTTGATGTAGCCGAAAGCGCCGGAGATGAGGCTCGTTCCAGCCGTACAAATCGCCATCAGCACACCGAGCATGACCGTCGTGGTGTTGGTGTTGAGTTTGAACAAAACGGACATCAACAGGATGCAGCCGAGGACCATGAACATCATAGCCCAAAACGGATTCGGAAGGTCTTTCATGTGGTTTTCCACCTTTCTTTAGGTATGTGACGGTTTGGTGTAGTAGTCTCTAGCCGCACCAAATCCATCGTTCCACGCTTCCAGCTTTGCTATGGCGACATCCTGGGCGGCATCGTGCCTTTCTGTTTCCCTGTGAATGTTCTCGTGAGCATCCAGACGCCGGGTGTGCTCTTTCACAACGGAGATATAGCCCCCCAGGATAAGAAGCCCCGTCATTAGGCTTATGATTGCGGGTGCCCACGCTGCCCAATCCATGGCCCTTCCTCTCGCCCCCAAGATGCGCTACACTGATAACTCAAGACAACTATGTGGCTTTGGCCCCGGAGACGGGGCCGCTTTTTTGCTACCTACTTCGATGCCACGGTTAGCTGAGCGCTGGGCAGCATCGCGCTCGTCGGCGTACCCACTGCCGGAACTGCCGGAGACGCAGGAACAGTTGCCTGAGCCGAGCTAAACACCCACTTGACGCCCGTGCAGGTAAGGTTGTTTGGATTTGGCGACGGGACCGTGCAGGTCAAACTTAGGCCCACGCTGTTTGTCACTCCCCCGATCATTGGCCCGGCCACGTTCGACGATGCGCTGTTCAATCCGTTAAGCGTTCCCTGCGCGATGAAGCAGGTCTGCGTGGTCACGTTGTTTGCGGTAAAGCTCGTGGAAGCTGTTCCAGCGGGGTTCAGGGGCGTGTAGGCTGCGTTGCCCGGTGTGGGGCAGGTCGCCAGTGGCGGCGCTGTGGGGGGAAGCTGGCCGCTGCTCTTGTGGCATCCTGCCAGAAGCGCGACGATTGCGAGTACTGCGAAGATGTTTTTCAAGGTGTCCTCCTAGAACACGGTTCCAATCAAATTCGTCGGCGCGGCGGGGGTGACTGCACCCGATGTGTTGAACGTTGCCGTCACGGTGCAATTGCTCGCGGGCATGGTGCCAGTGTACGTTGTGGTCCCAGAGCCGCCGCAACCGCTAATTGC